AACGGTGCAGCAGCAAGGCGAGCCACAGCAAGATCCAAATATGGTTTTGGCGATGGCCGAGCAAATGAAGGCTGAAGCTGAGATGATGCGAGCACAGATAGAGCAAGCAAAGCTGCAGAACGAGCAGATGAAGCTACAGCTAGAGGCTCAGAAGCTACAGACGCAGATGCAAGGCGATCAGGCCGACAATCAAATAGACATCTTTAACGCTGAAACTAAGCGCATGGACACTGAGATTAAAGCACAGCAGGCCAATGCCACGGTCAACCATTCTCAGGTTAAGTCTGTAGGTGATCAGCTTGATAATCAAGAAAAGATGGCTGACATGATGGATAGACAACGTGCTGACGCAGAGAGGCAGCGAGCTGAGGCCCAGCGCCGAGCAATGAGGTATATGTCTGATTCAGAGATAGCGAGAATGCAGAATGGCTGAACCAAGGTATAAGTACGGCGGCGAAAGTGCGGTGGCTGCTTTTTTTATGCCTGAACGCAGAGAAATACTAAGTCCAGAAGAGTCGCAGATAATTGGTTACAGGCCAAGCGGCGAGGCTATTGTACAAAATATACCTGCTCAATACGGAGAGTCTGAGATAGACTTTTCGTATACTCCTGTAGTTAGAGGTGCTAGATCCGCTGCGTCGTTTCTCAATGATTTATTTTTAGGTGATGCTAACGAACAGTCAGAGGCTGCTGGTAAGGCTGTTAGCGCGGTCCGAGGCATGATTGAAGGTCTTGGTGACTATGCTGTTGATCAATATGAAGCAGGCATGGCAGGCGGTACTACCTATAATCCTGAGACTGGTCAGATAACTGATTTTGATCCTGCTTTAGTTATGGGAGGTGCTGGAGCAAGCAGGTCGTTATCAAAAGTGCCTTTAGATATGTCTAGTTCGGCAAGAATGCAAAGAGCGCAAGACCTTGGTTTTAACACTGATCGCCCTCTATATCACTACACTGATAAGTTAGAAAATGGTGGTGAGTTTAATCAACTTTCTATATCTCCTGAAAACGTACAAACAAAGCTTGGAAGAGGTATCTACACTTCACCAGACAACGAATATGGAGATAGATATATAAGAAAAAAGAGAGATATGTCTGGCGCTTATGACGAGAATGCTAGGGCTATGTCTTTGTATGCCAGAGGCAATATTGCAACAGAGACAGATTATGACGCAGCTTATAGAGCAGCCACAAAAAATCTCAATATAGCAAGAGGTAGAGCGCCTGATATTGAGACTAAGATAAGAATCAGAAATGACATTCAAAATGAAACACAAAGACTGCTAAAAAACCAAGGATTTTCAGGCGTCCAATTTATGGACGAGGTAATGGTATTTGATCCTAAAGACGTTCGCTCAGTAAACGCTAGATTTGATCCTGCAATGTCTAGTAGCGATATGATTTTGTACTCAGGCGGCGGCAGGCAAGGCACAGCAGTAGCTGTGGGGTCGGCACTGCGTGGCCTAGACATGAGCCAAGGCGCTAGGATGCAAAGAGCGCAAGACCTTGGGTTTGATACTGATAATGTTTTTTATCATGGAGCGGTTACGGATATTGCTGAGTTTGATTTGAATCGAGGAACTTCAGAGAGCCACATGGGAACTGCTGTTTACACAACAACTGGCACTAGTGACGCAAGTAAAAACTATGCAAGTTTGGAAGGCCCAGATTTAAGTAATAAAATAACAAGAAGAGCAGAAGAGATTATTGATAGCGGAGAGCTTTCTGAGCAATGGGCAGATATTTATCGTAAAAGAGAAGTTGGCACAAGGAAAGATGTTGGTAAGGCAAGGAATGAAGCAAGCGCAGATTTAATGAATATTGCGAAAGATATAGCAAAAGAAGAGTTTAACGATAATCTAGGTGTTGTTTATCCATTAATAGGTAGAAGCGAAAAGCCTTTTGACATATCTGAAGGTAACGACACGTTTCTTAGTTTTGAATATCCAGAGTTTGATCCAAAAGATTATTTAGATGAAGCTGATGGTGATATGGATATTGCAGCAGATTTGGCGCGAGATGATAGTTACAATTTTGAACCAGAAGGTGAGCTTACAGACTTTTTAGACAGCATTAGGCGTAATCTTAGTTATACAGAATATAGCCAAGTTTCTAATGCCATAATGGAATCAGCCTACGATGGTGGCATTTCTGGAAAAGAGCTTGAAGATATTTATAGAAAGGCTGAAATTTACTCTGAAGATGATTTGGGAAGATTGAATCAGATGGAAATCTTTAGGCAAGGTCTTGAAGATGCTGGGTTTGATTCAATAATCCATGATGCAAATCGTTTTAATATGGATCATTTAGAAGGCCAAAAGCATCAGATATTTTTCAAAGAAAACCAATTGCGTAGCCCAAATGCCGAGTTTGACCCAACCAAGGCTGATAGTGCAGATTTACTATCAAATAGGCAGTCAGAGCGCCAAATGTCAGCATTGAGAGGAATTGCATAAAAGTATTGCTTTCTAACAAAATATGATATATTTAGACCATAGCGCACTCCACGCTTTCTTGGAGGCACGGAACGTCACCGTTTATTTGACGGCATTACATAGGTAAAGACGATGCAACCAGACGATACGCTTGATGAGGCTCAAGATATTGAGCTTGAAGAGGTAGAAACTGAAGGTCAGGAGACTGACTCCGAATCATCAACGGATACTGGCGAAGGCCAAGAAAAATCCACTAAACCTGTTTTTGATGAAGAACAGCAGAAAGTTTTTGACAAAGCGATGGCTGATAAGACTTGGAAGGCGCGAGAAGCAGAGCGTCAAGCCGAAGAATATCGAAAACGCTTACAAGAGCTAGAAGCTAAGATTCCGAAAGAACAGCCGCCTGAAGTGCCGAAAGTACCTGATTTCTATGCTCTCTCAGATAGAGAAGTGCAGGATCAGATCAGACAGCGTGATGAGGCTATTGCGAAACGAGCTGAATTTGATGCGCGTCAGCAGGCTATAGAAAGCCAGCAGATAGAATTGCAAAAAAAGCAGCACGAAGAGGCAATGAAAGCGCAGAATGAGAAGATTGCGATATACGCAGAAAGAGCTAAAAAGCTTGGCGTTCAGTCACAAGATCTTCAAGTTGCGGCTAACAAGATACATCAGTTTGGGATGAATCCCATGCTGCAAGATCATTTGCTTGACTTGGATGATGGTAGTCTTGGAACGCTGTACTTAGGAGAGAATTTGCTGGAGCTAGACAACTTAGCAAATATGCCTCTAAACAAGGCTCTGCTGCATTTAGATCAGAACATTATGCCAAAAGCTCGAAAACTTAAACCTAGTGTTAATGCCGCTCCTGATCCACTAGACACACCGAAAGGTGCCGGGGTAAGTCCCAGAGCTGGTGGTCCGAAAGGAGCAACTTTTGAATGAATGAGGTGATACGAAAATGGCTAATAATCTTAATAGCAACGTCACACGGAAAGTCGCTCGTGTTTTTTTAGATGCGTTTGAATCTTCTCGTGTAGTAACAAAGACTGTCAACACTCAGTTGTTGTCAGGTAAATTTAATCCTTCAAGTGGTAGTAATGTAGACTTTAAACGTCCTCACGACTACAACACAATCCGAACTGCTGGCGGTGACCTAACTGGTCAAGCTAAGTCGGATATCATTGCTGGTAAAGCAACTGGTACGGTTCAAAATTACTTCACAGCCGCCACTGAGTGGGGAAATGTTGAAGAAGCGCTTGAACTAGATCAATTAGATCAAATCCTTGAGCCAATGGCTCGCCGCATTGTAACTGACCTTGAGTTAGATCTTGGCGCATTTATGAGGACCAATACAGGCCTTAACTATGGTAATCGTGGCACTGCTGTCGATGCTTGGGGCGATGTTGCTGGTGCTGGCGCTATGATGGACAGTGCTGGTGTTCCAATGGCTGACGAGAAGTTTTATCTAATGAATCCGTTCACAACTACTTCGCTTTCATCGGCTCAGAATGGTTTGAACGCTGCAGATGGTCTTGTTCGCACAGCGTGGGAAAAGTCTCAGATTTCTGCCAACTTTGGTGGTATGAGAGCTTTGACTTCTAACGCTCTTAGCAGCTACACATCAGGCACAACTACTGACCGTGCTGGTGCATTAAACGGTGCTCCTAACGCTACTTATGTGGCAGCTAAGGACACGATGCAACAGACTTTGGTACTTGACGCTTTAGGAACTGGCACTATAAAAGCTGGTGATCAGGTTCAAATAGCTGGGGTCAATAAGTTAAATATCGCTACACGCGAAGTAATGCTTGACGCTGCTGGTGCTGCAGTTCCTTGGACTGGCACAGTATTATCAGACGTTACTATCGCTGGTAATGCGGCTACAATTGTTGTTTCTGGCGCTGCGATTTATGAAGCAAATGGTCAGTACAACACTGTTGATGCTGCTCCTGCTGATGGCGCTGCTGTAACAATTCTCGGTGCTGCGTCAACTATCTATCAGCCTAACCTGTTCTATACCAAGCAAGCTTTTGGTCTTGGAACTGTTAAGCTGCCTAAGCTTTACTCTACAGACACTATTGCTACTACTAGTGACGGTATGTCTATCCGAGTTAGTAAGTATTCAGACGGTGATACGAACCAGCAAAAGATTCGTTTTGACCTTCTGCCTGCTTATGCTTGCTTTAATCCTAACTTTGCAGGTCAAGGTTACGGTACATAAACCTTGTAGGATTCTGGGAGCTTCGGCTCCCAGTTTTTTATTGTTATGGCAAAACCAAGACAAGGCAAAGCAAAAGTAAAGGTGACCTCTACAGGCCGCAGAATAAGCTATGGACAGGCTGGTGAGGCTTCTGACGGAGGACCAAGAGTAAGAGCAGGCACTAAAAAAGGTGATGCTTATTGCGCTAGGTCAATGGCGCAGATGAAAAAGTTTCCTAAAGCTGCCAAAGATCCCAACTCTCCTTTACGGTTATCAAGGAAACGCTGGAAGTGTAAAGGTACAAAGTCTATAAGGAATGGAGCTACTTATGAGTAATGGTTTGTATGCAAACATCCACAAAAAGAGAAAAAGAATTAAAGCTCAAAAAGCTGCTGGTAGAACTCCAGAACGCATGAGAAAAAAAGGCAGCAAAGGAGCGCCGAGTAACGCTGATTTTGCAAAGTCAAAAAAGACTGCTAAACCAACATTTGAATGAGGTGATATATGCCAAACGTCAATGGTCAAAAGTTCCCATATACCAAAGCAGGCATGAAAGCTGCTAATAAGGCAAAAAAGAAAAAAACTAAAAAAGCCAATAAGATGGTTAAAACAGGAGCTACATACGAATAATGGCTACAGTAGCGCAGGTTGCAAAGGCATCCCTACAGAGAATACTTGTACAGGCTAGTGAGGCTCCGCTAGAGCCCGACGAGTATCAAGACTTCATATTCTCAATGAATAATTATATGTCTGAGTTAGATGCTTCTGGCGTACAGCTTGGATACACTACTGTGTCTGATTTAGGTGATGAAGTAACTATACCGACAGGCGCGTTGCGTGGGTTAATAGCTAACATGGCTGTGGAAGTTGCGCCAGATTATAACGGCGTTATTTCAGCAGGGCTGGCAAAAGCGGCTAGAGATGGATTCAACACTATGCGTCTAATAGGCCAAAGCATGGGCAAAAGCAGGTATCCTTGCACTTTGCCGATTGGTTCTGGTAATGAGAACAACGATTTTGGTTTAAGCGGTCATTTTTTTCCAGACCAAGAGTCATCTATTCTTGCTGAAACAACTGGCGCTATAGCTTTGGAGACAAATACTAATGGTTAAGAGAGCAGATGGACGCAAGAAGTCGGACTTTGTAGCACAGGATACGGTCCTTGCTAGTTCTTTCATGGACTACTTTGTAAACAACACAAACTATAGAATATCGTACAACAATTTTGTGTCTGGTTTAGGAGTTACAGGAAGTATTGTGACTGTTGGTTCTGGAACTGGCACTCCAGTTTTAAATGTTGACGGAACAATCAACAAAATTAGAAATTTAGAAAACGGTTCGGGCATAGTTACTTCTGTTTCAGCAAGTGATGGTGCTGTTATTAGTCATAATTTTACCGCTGCAGCTAATGGGTTTCCTGTTTTACTAAATACAACAGCCGCATCACCTACGATTGCTAGTTTGGTCGCTGGATCAGGCATAAGCCTTAGCGCAGTAAACTCAACAGGTATACAGATTACTTCTATTGCTGATGTAACAAACGCGCAAGTTTCTATGCACGGTAACAGCACTGCAACAACGATTGCTACACAGAATGTTGGAGTAAAAGTGGCAGGGACTTTTGTTGTTGGAACTGTCGCAAGCTTCACTGCTGATACAACTGGAAAGATTACTTACACTGGCAGCACGGCTGCAACGGTAAATGTTAATGCTTCTTTGACTTTAGATGTAGTAGGCACTAATCAAGATGTTACAGTTCAGTTTGCTAAAAATGGATCGTTAGTAACTTCAGCAAAGATTACAAGAACCGTAAGCTCTAACGAAGGCGGTAATGTAGGTTTGTTTTTCAATGTGCCTGTTACTGCGTCTGATTATCTTGAGGTATTTGTTGCTAACGGAACAAGCACTAACAACATTACTGTAACGGACTGTTTGTTCGGAGTTTCCTAAATGCCTAAAGTTGTACTGCCGATAGCAAATGGGTTTTATGAAAGCGATAGTTTGCCTATCTCTGCTCAAGAATGCGTCAACTTTTACCCAAACATTGCTCAAGCTCCTGCGCTTAATCAAGAGACATTGTACGGTACTGCTGGGCTTGAAGAGGTAGCAAACGCCAACAGTTTAACTGGTAACAGAGGCGCACATGAAATGAATGGTGTGCCGTACTTTGTTATAGCGTCAAAACTTTACAGTATGGCTGCTGATTATACACTTACGTTTATTGGCGAGATTGCAGGCACTACTCGTGTGTCAATGGCAGACAACGGAACTCAGCTTCTTGTTCTTGTTCCAAGTGGCAATGGGTATATTTATAATCATGTCACTGATACTTTTTCCCAAATTACAGACTCTGACTTTACGGCTAACGGAAATCCTCAGCTTGTAGTGTTTATTGATGGATTTTTTTGCCTTACTACTGATAGTAAAAAGTTTATTGTAAGCGCTTTGAATGATGGCCTTACTTATAACGCTTTAGATTTTGGAACTGCTGAATCAGATCCAGACGAGATAGTTGCTCCAATTGTATTTAAAAACCAGTTATTTATCGGTGGTTCGCAGACGATCGAAGCATTTCAAAACATTGGCGGTGCTGACTTCCCATTTCAGCGAACTGGTTTGTTCCTGTCGAAAGGAATAGTAAGTCCGTTTAGCATTCAATCCTTGCAAGACACTTTTGTATTTATTGGCGCTGGTCAGAACGAGTCACCAGCAATCTGGACTCTTCAAGGAAATAACGTAACAAAAATATCAACTACGGCAATAGACAAAGAGTTAAGCAATCTTACTCAGGATCAAATATCAGACATATTTTCGTGGGGATACGCAGAAAAAGGCGCTTACTTTGTTGGTTTTGCAATACCTAGTGGCGCTTTAGTCTATGACATTATTACTAAACGCTGGCATGAGCGTAAATCTGTTATTGGTGGAGATCTTGGCGCTTATCGTGTTACAGCGTTGGTTAGGGCTTATAATAAGATATGGGCAGGTGATTTGATAGACGGCAGGATAGGCAGTCTTGATGCTGATTTCTACACAGAATATGGCACACCAATAAGACGGTCTGTAGTTACGCAACCATTTCAAAACAACATGGATTCATTTGTTGTTCCTGAAATAGAATTGACTGTTGAAAGTGGTGTAGGCAACACAGCTTCTACAAATCCACAAATTGGCATGGCTAGAAGTCGCAACGCAAAAACATGGTCCGATACTCGATTTAGAAGTGTTGGCAAGGTAGGTGAATATAACCATAGGCCAATCTGGCGCAGAAACGGAAGAGCCAGTAGATTTGAATTATTTAGATTTACAATGAGTGATCCTGTAAAGCCTGTAATTATACAGCTTACGGCTGACATAGAGGCCTCTCAATGAGTTATAAGTTGAATGTTGGACAGCCTATAGTAGAAGATAATTTGACCATGAGTCAGGCGTTTAGGCAGTTTACTCAAGAGGCTTCTCTTAGCATTCCAATTGTTGGAACTGGTAGTCCAGAAGGTGTAGTAGAGGCGGTTCAGTACAGCTTGTATTTAGATAGTTCTGGAGGAGCAGGAGCTATACAATACAGAAAAATGCTGCCAAATATTGGCGGTAATAAAAAACAGGGATGGATTTTAGTTTGATAACTAGAACTTCAGATGTTGAATTTATTAAAAATTTTATTACAGGAACTGAAGTATTTGATGAAATAAAAGAAGATGATTTTAGTAAAGATGAATGGGTTCCTGATATGAACTCTGGATGGTTTGTTCATACAGAAGAAAATGATATTTGTGGTATTTGGATGGCTGAGTTAAGAAACGGCATAACATTAGAGGTTCATCCAATGATATTAAAAAAGTTTAGAGGAAAGAAAGCTTATAAAGGTGCAAAAGAATTTTTTACATGGATTACTAAGCATACTAAGTACGCCAAAGTAAACGCAGAAATTGCTACTTGTTTTCCAAATGCTAAAATGTTTGCAGTACAATGCGGAATGAAGATTGAAGGCACTATAAGGCAGTCTTTTAAAAAGAACGGAAAAATACATGATCAATGGTTGCTTGGTATAACGAGGCAAGAGTTGGAGACTAGGTATGAGTAAGTTAGTAAAAACACTATTTGGCGGTGAGTCTGATGAAGGCATTGAGCGTCAAGAAAAATCCAATCAACTATTGCGAGATTTTCTAGCGCGTCAAGAAGCTATGGGCAGGGCCGATATAAGAAAGGCAATGCCTAGCCAATATGCGGCAATGACGGCAGGCCAACAAGCTGGTCTTGATGTTTATGGTCAGACAATGCCTCAGCAAGCTAATGCGTTTGTTGGTGGTAATGTAGCTGCTCAACAGTCTTTGTTATCAGGCATGCCAATGTATGAGCAAGCAATAAGAGGCGGTGATGTTAATTACGCTGCTTTGAAACCATATCAAGGCAGTTATGATATGTCTTTTGCTCAACAAAAATTACCAGATGCTGTTGCTAATCCTGCTTATTTGGGTGAAGCAACAACAATAGATCCAGTAATGCAGCATCTAACTCCTGAGTATCAAAATCAACAAGCTCAAATGATGCGGATGGGTGGAGTAAATCCATTAGCTGGCATGGGTATAGATGAAGCAACTCTTGCAGAGCTTCAAAACATGGGGCGGTTATAATGAGACAAGAAGAAGAGCAGGCAATGGCAGAAGCTTTAAGTGGTATAGGCGTTAACATTCCAACGGCCGAATCTACTGTTGTTAATTTTGTCCAAAACAATCCAAACGCTTCTGTTGAGGAAGTTGCTGCATTAATACAAAGAACTGGAGCAGATCTTAGCTCTGTTGCTAATACTTTAGGTGTTCCTGTTGCAAATGCACAAAAAGCTTATGATACAGCTATATCGACACAAAGTGAGGCACAGTCTACGGCTAATGTTGCTCAAGCTGCAGCTACAGACGCTGCGAAAAAAGAAATTGCTGATACTGTGGTAGCTGATAAAACAGGCCTTGAAAACGTCATGGATTACATGGCCTCTGGTCAAGCAACTAACGATCAAGATATTTACAGAGAAATAATTAAGCAAGGTGTTGATGTTGGTCAACTTGCTGCTGCTTTGAATGTTCCTGTTGATGAAGCAACGATTAGATATACTCGCGCTCAAGAGCTTGCACAAATTGAGGACATTGCTAGAGGTGGATTAGAAAAAGCAAAAGCAGACTTTCCTAACGGTATTCCAGATAATTTATTAAAGCGATATGCGGCTGAAACTACGGACTCTGCAGAGCAGATTGCTGGATATATGGATAATCTTGGGCTGACTGTGGACGATATGGCAAGAGCCACAGGCATTCCGTTAGCGGAAGTTCAAACAGCGTATAATGCAGCCAAAGGAAGCACAGGTGGCGCAGCGGTCACTGGAGGAACGGAAGTAGCTGGAGGAACTGGCGCAGGAGTTACGTCAGGAACAGGCTCTGTAGCCTCTCCAACGGCTGTAGCAGGCGCTGCAGGCACAGGAGGTCAAACTGGTTTAGCTGGAGCTGAACGTGCTCTAGCAGGCGGTGTTACGGCTGCTGCACAAGCCATTGAGTCAGGAGCAGGCCAAGCAAGATCAGACATTCTTGGTGGTACTCAAATAGCTCGTCAAGATTTAGCGCAAGGCGCTCAAGAAGCAGGCCAAATGATACAGTCTGGCACTGGGCTAGGTTTAAATGCTCTAGGAACAGGATTAGGCGCAGCTAGAAGAGATATTTTAGGTGGGTCGCAAGCTGGTCTAGGTGCTTTGTACCAAGGTCTAGGCGGTGCAAGAACAGATCTGCAGGCGGCTCAAGAAGCAGCGAATCGTCAGTATTCTGCAGGATTGGGTGATGTTACGGCAGCGCGTGATCTTGCGTCTCAGCAAGTTGGTCAGGCGTTTGGGCAAGCAGGTCAAATGCTTGATCCTTATCGCCAAGCAGGTACAGCAGCGCTTCAACAACAAGCGGCGTTATCAGGTGCTTTAGGTCAAGAAGCTTTTAATCAAGCTTTTCAAGCAAGTCCACAACAACAGTTTCTCCGAGAGCAAGGAGAAAGAGCTGCACTCAGAACAGCAGCAGCAAGAGGCGGTGTTGGCGGTGGCAATGTAATGAAGGAGTTATCCAGATTTAACACTGGCCTAGCTTCTCAAGATCTACAAAATCAAATAGCTAACCTTCAAGCTTTAGGGTCGCAAGGTTTGGGTGCTAGTGGTACTGCTGGTCAATTAGCTGCTCAGGGAGCAATAACGCAAGCTGATATACAAAGGCAGGCCGCACAGCAGGTAGCAGATCAAAGAAATTTAATGGCTTCATCTCAGCTAGGTACAGGTCAGCAATTAGCAGGATTAGGAACACTTGCAGGTCAGCAAGGACTTAGTACCTTAACAGGAGCAGGTCAGCAGTTAGGTCAGTTAGGCGTTACTGGCGGCACGGAAGGAATGCGAGCCTTAACAGGTGCAGGTTCTCAGCTATCTGATATAGCAAGTGGAAGATCACTGGCTCAGTCTCAATTAGCCTCGCAAGCTGGTAGGCAGTTGGGTGATATTAGTCTAACTGGTGGTATGACAGTTGGTGATTACTTATATGGCACAGGTGGTGCTCTTGCTCAAAACAGAATGCAAGCAGGTCGTGACATTGCTGGTAATATTACTAATCAAATTAATGCGCTTGCTCAGTATCAAGGAAATCAAGGCATTGGGATGTCTGATCTGATAGGTCAGCAGGCTAACATTTTAGCAGGCATTCAAGGCGGCGCAGGTGCTGGTATGTCTAACATGATAGGCGGTACGGCTGGTCAGTTAGCAGGTGTAGCTACAGGAACTGGAGCAGCTTACGATCCTTCTGGGTTAGGCCAAACAAAAACGCTTAGTGGAATGCTCGGATCATCAGGTCAAGCAGGATTATCTGGAGCTATTGGCGGTATGCTTCCGAACGGTGGAGGAGCAGCGGCAGGAGCACTAGGTGGCATCCAAGGCGGCACGGCAGCTTTGGCTGCTTTGTCAGATGTTAGATTAAAAGAAAACATTAAGCGTGTAGGAACAACTTCAAGAGGTCATGGTTGGTACAACTGGGATTGGAACGAAAAAGGTCAATCCATTGCT